AGATAGGATAGGTAAATCTATTATTGCTCAAAATCCACAAATAACTCCTAAAGATTTAGAAACTGAAATTATGCAAAAACTAGAAACTCCTTCTGAAACAGATGGTGAAAAATTATTAAAAGAAACTAAAAAAAGTAAAACGGCAATGGACGATGAACTAAAACCTTTTTTTGAAACTGCATCTACTTTAAGAGATCCTGAAGGTGGCTTAATTAAAGATGAAAAAGGTATTGAAGATGGTTTGAAATCTAAACCAATACCAAAAGAAGATTTACAAAAGATTGAAGAAAAAGGTGGTGCATTAGCTAAGTCTGGTCTATTAGAAAAAGAAAGAGCTAGACCTACAGAAAGTAGTCCAGAAGAAAGTAGTTCAGAAGATGCTGATGAAGTTATTCCTGAGGGAACAAGTGCTGCAGATGGAAATATTAAAACTGAAGAATTTACTTTTCCTTTTGGTAGACAGTCATTGGAAAAAGAAGCAGACATAATTAAACAAAATACAAATCCAGAAGCTCAAGATACTACACAGAGCACAGAAGATAGATTAGGAATGTTGATGAAAAGGTTTACTGACGCTGCTCCTAAATACGAAGGATTAGATTCAGGNTTAGCTNTTATGCAAATGGGNGCNATTATGGCAGGTGGCACTAGTCCTAATGCAATAAAAAATATAGCAGATGCTTTAACAGTTACATCTGAAAAATTAATAAAAGATAAATCTAAAAGAGATGAGTTTAATAGACAATTAAATTTATCTGCCCTTCAATATGGATTAGGTGAGGTATCAAAAGAGGACGCTCAAAAAAGACAAGATGATAGAAATTTTATAACTCTTGTTGCAAGTAAAGATGGTACAAATCCTTTAACTGGAGAAAAAATATCTAAGGGTGAAAATATCAGAGTAAGCATGACAGATATGTTAAGTAAAGACATACCTTCTATGTTTAAAGATAAAGATATGTATGTAGCTGAATTAGATGCAGCTGCAAAATCTAAAAAAGCAATAACTGATCTTATTAATGAACGAAGAAAAGAAAATATATTATCCGATACAGCGGCAGTTAAACAACAAGAATTATACAATAAGGCTTCTAAACAGTATATACAGTCCACTGCTGGACTTAAATTTGTTGATAATGCTTTAATTACTTTAAGTGAAGATGAAGTAACTGGTCTTAAAGGAGGAGCAAACGATTTAACTTTAAAAGTAGCTACAGCTTTAGGAATTAAAGTAGGACATAAATTTAAAAGTAAAAAAGAATTTGAAGATTCAGTAAAAAAAGCTTTTCAAAAATTAATTCCTACTGCTTTGGGTGGTGTTCAGTCTGCAAACTCTATCTCTGATAGAGATGTTCAATTTTTAGCAGATGCTTATATAGAATCAAGTATATTAAAAGGCGGTACTTTTAATCTTGTTACTGTTAATGAAGATATTTTAATGGGTAAACTACAAACTTTAAGAGATACTTTTGTAGAAAATCAAGAAGCTGGTTTGAGTGGTATGAGACAGGTAAATGATTTTTTACAAGGTAGAACTAGACCAGGAGGTGGTTCTGCTGAAACATACATATCAGAGGGACAAAGAAGAATAAAAGAATTTAGAGAAAAAGAAATACCTACTGTTGGAGAAATTAAATTAGATTATAACAAAGAAACAGACGTGTATACAATTCCAGGATTAAAATAATGGGAATAATTAATGTTGAAACACCTGATGGGATTAAAAAAGTAGAGATAGCAGGAGACACTCCTACCGCTGAAGAGCAAGCCATTATTGCAAATACATTTTCTCCTAAAACAAAAAAAATAGACTTATCAACTGCCACTAAAGAAGAAATAAGAGATTATGCTAGAAGTCAACGTTTAAAAGGTGTTGATCCTAAAACAGGTAAACAAATAACGGAAGAAGAGTTTGTTAGAACGTATAAAGAACCTGGAGTTGATTATAGAACAGGACTAGATGGTGTTGATGGTTTTTCTAGATTTACATTTGGTAGTTTAGAAACAGATGAAGAAAAAGCTAATTATTTAAATCAATCAGTAGGTAAAGAAGGTTATCGAATGGATGATTTAGGTAGGTTTATTTTAACCAAACAAGGTAGAAAAAAACTAGGTATGAAAGATGGTAAAGAGGTAGCTATTGATGAAGAAGGTTTTAGTTTTTCAGATGTAAAAGATTTTTTAGGATCTGCAGGTGTTCCAATAGCTACAGGCATAGGAGCAACTATAGCCGCTTCTGGTGTTGGTTTTGTTCCTGGTATGTTAATTGTTGGTGGAGCAACTGCCGCAGGTAAATTATTAGATGAAGGTGTAGAAACTGCTAGAGGACTTCAAAGACAAAGTATTGGAGATGTTGCAAGAGATACAGCGTACGAAGGTGTTTTTGGTGCTTTTGGAGAGGGTTTTGGTAGAGGTTTATCTAGAATATTTGGTAGAATTATTAAAGGACCTGGTGGTGAGGCAAACGAGGCATTAAGAGCTAAAGCAAGAAAACTAATTGAAGACGGTTATAGACCAACTATTTCAGGAGCAACTGACGAATCTTTTAGACCTATATTAGGTAGATTACAAGCTGTATATGAAGGAGTTTTTCCTAACAAATCAGCAGCAGATGTTAATCTTAAAAAAATAACTGAAGAATTAAGTAAAGTAGGTTTTGGAAAATCTGAAATAAAAGACTTTTCTAAAATAGTGCAAAAAGATATTGATACAAAATATGCAACTCAAGCTCAAAATTTAGAAAAAGCTCAATTAGATTTAGATAGAGGTTTAGTAAAAGAATTAGAAAAAATAATGAAACCGTTAAAAGAGGGAAAACAAATACCTAGAGATTTAACAGATATGATTAAAAAAAGAAAAGCTGTTTTTGATGAAGATATGGATAGATTGTATTCTAAAGTAAATCAATTAATGGGCGACTCAGATGTAATTGCTACAGAGACATTAAAAGACCAAGTAGAAAAGTTTGCAAATGCTGCTGTTTTTGGTGATAAAATTAGAGCTACTAGTTTTTATAAAAATATACAAGGATTAGGAAAAAGAGCAAATTTTGCTCAAATAAATAAAATAAAACGACAAGCAGATGAGTTATCTTACACACCTGAATTTTTAGGATCTACAAAAAACCAAGAATTTACTCAAATTCAAAAAAGTATAAAAGATGCCTTAGATGTTAGTGAAATAGCTTTAGCTAGGATAGCTAGTAAAAAAATATCAGTAGTTGGTTTAGGAGATGAAACTTTGGTTTTAGGACCTGAACAAGCTGCTAATGCATTAAATTTATTAAGTAAAACAAATTCTTTATACAATAAAGGTATGAACAGATTTAGCACTGTTACTGTTAATGAAATTTTAGGTAGTGCAAGTAACGGAAAACTAAGTCTTAATAATATTATGAAACATATTATAAAAGAAAATGAACCAGAAGCTTTAGATGAATTGTTTAAGGCAATTAGAGGTATACCTGTTAAAAAAGCATTAGGAGCTCAAAAAGGTATTATAGATTTAGATGCGGGAAAAAGAATGTTAGACAAACAAATGATAGCAGGTAAACCTATTTCACAAATAAGAGAAGAGATAGCTGATTTAGCTACGGACAATCCTACAAGAGTAAAGTTTGAAAGATTAATTAGAAGAGCAGAAGAAGATGCAGTTATAAACAACACCATAAGAGGAACAGGTGCAGAGATGGCAGACGATGTAAGACAAGGACTTGCTAAATTATGGTTAAAGGAAGGACTTGATTCTGCGGCTTTAAGAGGAGTTCAACCAGAAACTGGAATTATAGCGTATGACCCTTTAAAATTATCTTCTTATCTTTTAGAAAAAGGAAAAACAGTAAATAAATTATTTGGAAAAGATATAGATAAAATAGATAATATAGCGCAAGTTTTATCTAGAACTAAATCAGAACTATCTGAAAATACAATTAAAGATGTAATGGATTTACCCTTAGGTCCTGCTTTAACCAAATTACAAAAAGCTTTGCAAAGTAAAAAAGAACTTGATGCTAATAACTTTGTTAGTGATTTAAGATTTTTTGCAAATGACCCTGATATATTAGCTCAAAAAATATTTCAAAGTAAAACCACTATTAATAAAGCAAAGGACATTTTATCGCCTCAAGCTATGGATGGTGTTCGAGACGCTGCTATGGGAAAAATATTACAAGGTATAGGAGCTACTGTAAGTTCTGTTGGTAAAGATGGTAAACCAATTTTTAAATTAGCCGATGATTTTGTTGATAATTTTAAAAGCGGTAAATTAGGAGGTAAATTAAAAAAATCTATAGATTTTTATGGTAAAGACACTATTAATACTATGTTTGATAACCCTCAAGCTTTTGAATCTTTAAATGCTTTATCAGATACAATGATACAAGTATCAAATAAAGCTATGGCAGGTAAAGGTGGATTAGCTGCTCCATCTATTGCTGTTGGTTTAGGTTTATTATCTATTTTAGCTAGTCCTATTGCTGGATTAACAACTGCAGCAGGTTATAGTATAGCATCAAAAGCATTACGTGATCCTAGAGTTTTAAAAGCAATGATGGCATCTAGAAGACCAAATAAAGTTAAAGAATTTTTAGATGGTAAAATTATGACAGACGATCCATTAGGACAAGGTCTGCAAACATTGTTAGCATTAACAAGCACAGGAGTAGGTAGAACAATTGAAATGACTGGAGAAGAAGTTGCTCCTACTAAAGAAGCAATACAAGAAACCATTGCCCCTGTATCAGAGGCTATTGAGGAAGTAAAACCACAATTAGCTAATCAAGCAAGTAACGCACTTAATCAGGTAGAGCAAAATAAATTACTAGGTATCAACTAATGGAAATGGATCCAATGATGATGTGGAATATAATTATAACCGTGGTTCTTGGGCCATTTGCCTGGGCATTTAGTAAAATGTTTTCAGAAGTAAAAAGACTACAAATTTTACTAAATAGAACAAGAGAAGACTACGCAACAAAATCTGAGCTTAACAATGAAACAAAAGAAATAAAAGAGTTAGTTCTTCGATTAGAAGTAAAGCTTGATAGATTCATTGAAAAGCATAATGGTTGAACCTATATCTGCAGCGCTCGCTGGAATTGCATTAGTTAAAAAAAGTGTAGATTTTATTAAAACAAACATCACAGCCGTACAAGATATTGGTGATGTTATAAGCCATGTTGATAATGCTTTAAATGGTCAACAACAAGTTATAAAAGAGCGTGAAAAAAAAGGAGCCGATCCGTTTGCTGTTGAGAACGTGGCGAAGGAAGTGATTGACGCAAAACTTGCCCAAGAAGCCCTCTACGAGATGAAACAGCTAATTAATGCCAGGTTTGGTCATGGCACCTGGGAATATATTCTCGAAGAACGTAAAAAAAGATTAGATAAGAAAAAACAAGCAATCAAAGAAGCACGAGCTGCAAAAATAAAAAAACAAAAAGAAATGTATGAAATGGTAAGAATGGTTTCAATAGGAATAGCTATATTGTTATTTGTTGTAGTAGCCATTGGGATAACCATAAAATTTGTATTAGCTCATCCTGTTGAAGGAGATGATAAATCTTGTAAACTATATGAGCCAAAATATTATTTAATTTGTATGAACGAAGGTAGAGGGTACGCAGATACAGAATTATATTTAGATTATCAATTATTAAAAGATAATTGGGTTATAGAAAAAGGAGATTAATATGACACCAGAAAATTTAGATAAATGGCGCATTTGGCCAAGACTACTAATAACGCTATATGGATTTGCTTTTTTTAGAGTTACAGAATGGTTTATGAATTTACCAGATCCAACAAACGCTCAATCTGCATTTGTAAGTGTTATTGTAGGAGCAGGAGCGGCTTGGTTTGGTTTATATTGTAACACTGGTAAAAAAGAATAATATATGGTATTAATAGGACATGTCTTATTTAATATCGAATATCCCGCACTTTAAAGCGTGGGTACGAAAAGAATTTACACACAACCATATAAAATATCGTGGCGATTATTTACATGCTTTAGTCATAGCAGTTAATACTATTCCTGATCGTTGTTTATCTTTTCAAGTTGTATTTACAGGTATAGATGAAAAAAAGAATGTTTATGGTGGAGCTATGTGGGCAAGAATGCCAATTACTAGTTTAATTGCCGATGAAACTCTTGAAGAATGGCCTAGTAGAATGGACACACATCTTGCACAACCTTGGGATTGCTCTTCACGTAATCACTCTATTATTGTTATGGATAGAGTAAGTTCTAGTCCTTGGATGTGTAAAATAGGTGGTAAGTTTTTTAAAGGTCGTTATTTGTTTACCGTGGATTATACAGATAGTCATATCTCAGATGATCCTGCCCAACATAAGCAGAGTCATGTACTGCAATTAATTGACTCTGGTTCATGGACTGGTAATATAGTAGCATTACCTAATAATAGAGTTAGGGTAACTAATCCTGCTTTATGGGTTACTGGCGAAGGTGCTCCAGATTTTAGACCAAGCCAATATATTCATACGGCAGAAATACACGATAGTTATACTGACCCTGATATTACATTTGATAACTTATATAATGAGGAGAAATAAATGCCTGGAAATAAAATGAGTAAATATATGGCTAAAGGTGGCAAGTATATGTCTAAAATGGCTAAAGGTGGCAAGTACATGGCTAAAGGTGGTGCTAAAAAAACTACCAAGGTTATGACAGTTGCGCAGATAAGAGCTGCAGCTAAGAAAAAAGGTTATAAATTGGTTAAATCCTAATGGCTGTTAAAAGAAAAACCCCTACAAAAAAAAGAAAATCTACAAAAAAAAGTGGATCTAAACCAACTAACGCTGCATTATATGCAAAGGTTAAAGCAGAAGCTAAAAGAAAATTTGATGTTTATCCTTCCGCTTATGCTAATGCTTGGTTAGTACGTACCTACAAAAAACGTGGTGGTGGATACAGGAGCGCATAATGGCTACTAAACCTAAGGGCGGTCTTAAAGCTTGGTTTGGAAAAGGTCCTAAAGGAGATTGGGTAGATATCGGATCTCCAAAGAAAAAAGGCAAGTTTCAGGCTTGTGGTAGAAAGTCAACAAAAACAAGTAAACGCAAATATCCTAAATGCGTACCAAGAGCTACTGCTCAACGTATGACTAAATCTCAAATAACAAGTGCTGTAAAAAGAAAAAGATCCGCAGGTAATGTAGGTAAAAAACCTACAAATGTAAAAACATTTGTTAAGAGAAAAACAAGGAGGAAAAATGCCAGAAAAACTGGATAATATAACAGATTTAATATCATTACACGAGGGCGTAAGGTATCGTGTATATGATGATGCAAACGGTAAAGAAGTAAAAGCAGGTGATACTTTAGTGGGTCATCCTACTATTGGCGTTGGTAGAAATGTAGCGGCAGATGGTATTGGTATTACTAGAGAAGAAATAAATTTTATGTTAATAAACGATATTAATAGAGTAAAAGGTGAAGCAAAAGATTGGATCTTTTTTAACGGTCTTAGTAAAGTCAGACAAGCCGTAATTATAGATATGTTATTTAACATGGGTAGAACAAGATTTAACCCTAGTAAATGGCCTAAGTTCTTTGAAGCTATAGGTAATCACGATTGGGATAATGCCTCAAAAGAAATGTTGGACAGTTCTTGGAGTAAACAAGTAAGAACAAGAGCTGAAAGATTAAGTGGTATGATGAAGAATGATAAATGGCCAAAAAGTTAAATTAGTACGAACTAGGATAATATAATTAAATAAACCACAACGTTACATATAGTAATTTATCCCCAAATTTTTATCTACAACTTGTGTTTATTAATAAAATTCCTAGCCCGTTTAAAAATTATAATTAGTTAAAAAAAAAATGCAAGATTATTTATCTTCTTCACCCCAACTATCTCCAATTTCTACATCAATTTTAGAGGGTATTTTCATTTCTGGAAAACAATTTTCCATATAGTTTTTTATCTTAATTGCTTCACTAGATTCGCTAATAGAAAAACAAAGTTCATCA